TATCCGACTCGCGCGCGTCTAGTGCTGTGACGGAGGCCCGTCATGGCAAACCCGTGCACAGGCGTTACCGTCACGTGGGGCGGCGCGGCTCTCGAAGAAGTCGTTGACATCAAGATCAACGCCGGCGGATCGCTCCCCATCGGTCGCGACAGCGTTATCGCACTTGACGCAGGCACTATAGAGATAGCGTGCCTGCACACGGCGAACGTCTCGCTGGCTGAACGTGGACTGAAGAAGACGCTGGCCTTTACTGGCGGCGGTCTGACGTGCTCCACGAAGGCCGTTTTTCAGACGCTCAACATGGCGGGCAAGGTCAATGATGTCGCTCGGTACAGCGTCATCTATCGCATCGTCATGGAGTGAACCAATGGCCCTTTCGGCAGAGCAGATTCTTGCGGCGGACGATCTCGGGCTCCTCGAGGTCAAGGTGAAGGAATGGAAAGGCAGCGTGTTCATCCGCGTCATGAGCGTGGCCGAACGCGACGCCTACGAACGCATGTGGATCGGAAAGAAAGAGACTGGCATCGAGAACTTCCGCACCGAGTATCTGCAGCGCGTGCTCTGCGACGAGACCGGCAAGCTCCTGTTCACGCACGACCAAATCGAGCAACTCGGGAAGAAGTCGGCGGCCGTGATGAGCCGGCTCTTCGAGCGGGCGATGAAGCACAACGCGATGTCGGAGGCGGATGTCGAAGAACTGGGAAAAGGCTGAACGTCTCGCCGCTGCGGCAGTTCATGTTTCGGCTCGCGGGACACCTGCAGATGACAGTGCGGGAACTATCCGAACGGATGGACTCCCGAGAACTTTCGGAGTGGATGGCATACACGAAGTATTTCGAGGCACTGCCGGATTCGTGGGAGGAAACAGGATTGCTGGCGTCACTGCTCGCAATTCCGTACTCACCACGAGGGAAGTGCCCGAAGGGCAGCGATTTCGTTCCGTTGGCAAAACCGCCGCAGCATGAAGCCCAGGCGGCAGAGGTCGTGAAGGAACTGGCGAAGCAACTCGGTCTGTTAGGGCAGTAGCAATGGCGACGATTCTCGGGCTGGCGATGAAGATTTCTGCGGACGCCACTGGCGTTCAGAAATCGCTGACGCCCGTAGAGCGTGCGCTGAACTCGCTCGACCAGCAAGCGAAGACGATCACGAGCTCTTTCGATCGCTTTGCAGGCTCTAGTTCCGCCGCGGCAGCAGCGCAAGCCAGAGCGGCCGGCGACCTTGAGCGACTCACGCAGCAACTCCAAGCGGGGGCGATCACCGCCCCGGAGTACGCGAGGGCTTTTGAGGAACTTGGAAACGCCGTCGAGGCCGAAGTCGCTGCGTTCGAGCGTGCCGCCCGCACGATCGAGGCGAACCTCTCGCCCCTGCAGCGATATGACGCCGAAGTAAAGGTGCTCGCCCAAGACCTCGAAGCCGGGCGGATCGACCAAGAGACGTTCGATCGCGCGGTCGCCAAGGCGACAGCCACGTTCACCAAAGCAGAGGCGGCCGCGCAGGGGTACAGCAACGCCGTAGAAGGTGCGGGCAAGGGCAACCTCCAGTTCAACGAACTGTCGGGTATCCTGTCGGCGCTTCCCGGTCCGCTCGGCAACGTGGCCGGCAGGCTTTCCGGGCTCTCGTCTGCCGGCGAGGGTCTGTCCCGCGTGTTCTCCGGGGGCTTGGCGGGCGGGCTGACGAGCGTCGGCACGAGCGTTGCCGCCCTCGTGAATCCTTTCACCGCCGGCGTTGCCGCCGTGGCTGGCCTCGGAGCCGCCGCGACGGCGGTGGTAGGCGGGCTGACTCAACTCAGCGGCAAAGTAGAAGAGCTCGGCTTCGCGGCCCGGCAGGCCGGCGTCGATTTCGGGACGATTCAGGTTCTCGAAGAGGCCGCGACCAGGGCGAACGTCCCAGTCGAAGCCCTCGCCACTGGAATTCAGCGATTCAGTGCGAGGCTGTCCGACGCAACCAAGGGCAGCGGCGAGACGTTCACCGCCTTGGAACAATTGGGCTTCTCGCTTGAAGACATTCAGGCGGCCCAGAACGACCCGACTGCATTCGCCGGGCGCGTGGCCGAAGCACTCGATCAGATCCCAGAGCCGGCCCGACGCGCTCAACTCCAGATCGACATTCTTGGCCGCGGTGGCGAGAGCCTCGTGCGAGCGTTCGGCGAGATTGAAGGATCGGCCCAGGCCGTGCGTCGGTTCGGCGGAGCAATTTCCGAACTCGACGCGAATCGTCTGCTTGCCCTCGACGGTGCATTTGAGAATGTTCAGCGGTCGATCCTCGGGCTTGGTCGAGAACTGCTGACTCCGTTCGTCGGCATCACGCAGTCGATCTCTGAAGGTCTTGCACCTGCCATCGCCACGTTCGGGCGGAACATCGGAGCGGTGCTCGACATCTTCTCTCCTCTCACAAGTGCGATCGGGCTGATCGTCAACGGACTCCTACAACTAACGTCGACCATCGGCACAATAATCGGCACTGCCCTTGAGCCATTCGCAACCGCTGGGCGAACGATCGCAGGCGTCTTTGACACGATCAGCCAAGCCACTACGTCCGTATACGGACGCATCAATGACGTCGTCCTCGGATTCCGCGAGTTCTTCAAGTTTGAAGGAGTAGCTGCCGCCTTCCGAGACACGTTTGCGCAGATTGGCGACGTGATCAGCCGCGTTTCCACTATCGTCACGACTGCTGTCGGAAAGATCGGCGAAGTGATTAGCAACACCCTGGGTGGTGCTGTCACGTTCGTAACAGATACGGTCTCTGCATTCACTGAGTTTGTCGGTCTGTCTGGCGTGATTGAAGGCATCGGCGCTGTGATCGGCCGCGTGTTCGGGTCTGTCTCGTCGGTGTTCAGCACGATTGCCAACGCAATCGGCGGCACCGTCGGGCGACTGCTCACCATGGCTGAGAACTTCCTCGGTATCGAGCGATCAGCAGAGGATGCGTCTGCTGGCGTGAACCAAGTCACGCAGAGCACGCAGCAACTCACCGAAGAGCAAAAGAAGGGCTACGCCGAAGTCCAGAAGGCTATCGCCGGTAGCGGGCAAGCACTCGACAACGCGATCGCCAAGGCTGGCGAGTTCGGGCAGGCCGGCTTCGAGGCCGCCATGGAGTTCCAGAACGCACTCGCCGATCTTCAGGAACAGGCCAACAATAACGAACTAAATGCCGAGCAGTACAGCCGCGGCGTGGCTCTCGCGACGGCGGAGTTCGACCAGCAGATCGAGCGGCTGAAGCAGATTCAGGAAGAGACACGCAAAGCAGCCGAAGAGGCCCAGCGCCGCGTCGATGCCGATCGGCAGGTTGCCGACCAGTTGCTCGAGCAGGCCCGTGTCCAGCGTGAGTTCGGCGGCGACAACGCTAGGGCTAAAGCTGCGGAAGATGCTCTCGCCGTGGAGCGAGAGATCGCCCGCGTTCGTGAAGAGGTCGCCGCCGCTCGCGACAATGGAGACGAGCAGGCAGTTGCGAATGGCGAAGCTCGGATCGCGCAACTGGAGAAGATTCGCACCGAGCAACAGGCGATCGCGGATGGATCTGCACAGGCCGCGGCAGACGAGGCGCAACGGCTCGCCGATCAAGAAGAGCGTGTAAATAAGCTCCTGAATGCTGGACGCGAGCAGACGCAACTTGAGCAGCAGATGGCCGATGTTGAGGCAGTTCGCGTGAGTACACTCGGCGACCTTGCAGCTGCGCGACTTTCTGGTGATCAAGCTGCGGCTGATGCTGCTACTGCGCGTCTCGCCCAACTTGATCAGTTGCAGGCATCGCTCGAAGAGTCGCAGCAAGCGGCCGAACAGGGCTTCGGCAACGGGTTCGCCCAGGCGTTCGCAGCCGTCGATCAGAACATCGGCGAGGTGATCAACAAGGCGGCGGAGTTCGGCAACGCCGGGGCGGAGGCGGCGCAGCGTCTACAGGAAGGCATCGCTCGTGCCCAGGAGCAGGCACGGGCCGGCATCCTCAACAAGGAGGCGTTCGACGCCGAAGTCGCCCGGCAGCAGCAAGTCTTCAACAACGAAGTCGCCAATCTTGAAAAGGCTGATCAGTTACGGAAGCAGAAGATTCAAGAAAACGCCAAGCTCCGCGAGCAGGCAGAGGCGCAGGCCGTCAAGCAGGCGGAAGAAGCGGTCAAGCAGCAGCAGCAGTTGATTCAGCAGCAGCAGGCTGAGTATTCGAAGCAGCAGCAGGCGATTGCTCAGGAGCAGGCCCGCTATGCCGAAGAACGCCGTAAGGCGGAAGAAGCCGAGTTTCAGCGTCAATCGGCCCGGATCGCAGAACTCAACACGCTCGGCTCTCGCACAGTCCAGACAGCCGACATCCGCACGCAGGAAGGCCAAGCCCTGGTACTCGGGCTCGCCGCGAACGCACAAGACCCGGCATTGATCGAGGCGCGTCTGCAAACGAAGCAACTGCAGCTGATTGCACAAGGCATCAGCCAAGCATCGGCAAACTACTTCAATTCCCCAGTCGCGATTGTCGGCGGCGCATTCGTCGGGTGATCAATGCCAGGGACAATCGTCAGCACACGAGAACTTGCCCGCACCTTCGAGAACGAGGTGCGCGTCGGCGGTGTGGCAAAACGCCGCTGGGCTTGCATGCTTTCAGATGACACGCTGACGGCTGGTGGCCCTCCAGACATTGCGACGATTCTGGCGGCGACTGCCGGTGGTACGTGGGGGGCCGCTCACCCGGTGCACACAGCACTCGGGCTTCGCAAGATTGCCGTGAATGAGCGAGTCGAGGACAACCCATACGCACTCGAGGTCATCGGCGAAT